AATGGAAAAATACCATTACCATCATGATGATATGGATAAGGACAGTAGAGGTCCCGCTTGTTATCTTTTAACATATAGAGGGTGTCGATACTGGTCTTGTTATCGTATCCATTTGGTAGAATGGTTTGAAAAAATGTTTAAGTCAGAGGGGTCTTGACGACCTCTCTTTTTTTGTGTATAATTACCTTTGTTGAGGTTCATAAAGATGGATAGAGAAAAGCTTAAGCTGATTGTCAGAAACCTTGAGTCTCTGGTAGAATGCTTAAAGTCAGAAGTTTATTCTGATGTTGACTCATACAAAATGAGTTATGAGGAAATAGTTCCTCACCTTGCCGACTATGATGAAATCTTTGAGGATAGTGATTTAGATGACTATTGAAAACTATACTGAGTTTGAGTTTATGAAACCAGAAGTAAAACTCATCAGTGTTACACCAGATGCAGAGAAGCACATGGCATATTGTGCTCGGGTAAGTAATCCTGCTAATCAAGAAAACGAAAAGTTCTCTGGACTTCTAAAGTATTGTATTCAACATCAGCACTGGAGTATCTTTGAACAAGCCAGTATGACTGTAGAGATTAATACTACTCGCGGTATTGCGGCTCAGATCTTGCGTCACAGGTCTTTTACATATCAAGAATTTTCACAACGATATGCTGATACAAATCTTCTAAACAAAACTATTCCTCTTCCCGAACTTCGTCGTCAGGATGACAAGAACCGTCAGAACTCAATTGATGATATTCCCGATTATTTGAAACTGACTTTGACTGAGGACATTCGCGTTCATTTTGAGCACAGCCTACGCCTCTACAATCGCCTTCTAGAGAAAGGAGTGGCAAAGGAGTGTGCAAGGTTTGTATTGCCCCTAGCAACGCCCACAAGACTCTATATGACCGGTTCTGTAAGGTCATGGATCCATTACATTGATCTTCGTTCTGCACACGGAACACAGAAAGAACATATGGAGATTGCTGAATTAGTTCGTTGTATCTTTACTTGTCAGTTTCCTGCAGTGTCTGAAGCACTTGGCTGGACTCGTGAAGGATGTTCTGACTGTACGGATGCTCCTTCTATTACTATCGAATAAATATCTGCATATACAATGGAGGTTCAAATTGCCAACATATCCAGTCGTTAATAAGGAAACTGGCGAACAGAAAGAAGTGACAATGAGTGTCTTTGATTGGGACCAATGGAAAAAAGACAATCCACAATGGGAACGGGATTGGTCTGATCCAAGCACTTGTCCTTCATCTGCAGAAGTCGGTGAAATCTATGATCGACTTCGTAAAACTCATCCTGGATGGAATGATGTTCTACACAAAGCATCTAAAGCTCCAGGTTCAAAAGTAAAACCAGTTTAATCATTATGCCAACTAAAAAAAGAAATACTCCTCAAAATCCAGTTCCTTTTGGTATGAGTAATAGACAAATGAAAAGGAAAAAACCAATCAGTCTTGACTTGATGAGAACTGTTGATCCTTTGACAGATAATCAAGAATTGCTATATCAATCATATAAGAAAGATCAGAACATCGTTGCATATGGTGCTGCTGGTACTGGCAAGACATTTATTACTCTTTATAATGCACTAAAAGATGTTCTTGATGATCGATCACCATACGAAAAAATTTATATCGTGCGCTCTCTTGTAGCAACACGCGAGATTGGTTTTCTTCCAGGTGATCACGAGGATAAATCTTCTCTTTATCAGATTCCATATAAGAATATGGTAAAGTATATGTTTGAAATGCCTGATGATTCTGCATTTGAAATGTTATATGGAAACCTCAAGACTCAGGGTACAATTAGCTTTTGGAGTACTTCTTTTATTCGTGGAACTACATTAGACAATGCAATTATCATCGTTGATGAATTTCAGAACTTGAACTTTCACGAACTTGATAGTATCATTACTCGTGTAGGTGAAAACAGTAAGATTATGTTCTGTGGAGACGCAACGCAATCTGACCTTGTAAAAACCGCAGAAAAGAACGGTATTATTGATTTTATGAGAATTTTGAATGTCATGCCATCTGTTGATATAATTGAATTTGGTGTTGAAGATATTGTTCGTTCTGGCCTATGTAAAGAATACTTGATTGCAAAAACGGAATTGAATCTATGACATTTGTTCATCATAATTATCTGGGTGATATTGAATTAGATTGTAAAACAACAGAAAGCATCCGTCTCTATAATCTTCCTAATGGAGATTGGGTGCCTTCTATTACTTCAGTGACTTCTTTTTACAACCGACAGATCTTTTCTAAATGGAGAGAAAGAGTTGGTATTGAAGAAGCAAATCGAATTACTAAGAAAGCAACAGCAAGAGGAACTGATTTTCACCAAGTGTGTCAGGACTATCTTGAAAACAAGGAGTTAAACTGGGATAATTATCAACTCCTGACAAAACACATGTTTCATCATGCTAAACCATATCTTGATAAGATAAATAATATTCATGCAATTGAAAGAACACTTTACTCAGAATATCTTGGGTTGGCTGGTAGAGTAGATTGTATTGCTGAGTATGAAGGTGAACTTGCAGTCATTGACTTCAAGACATCAGAAAAAATTAAACCTGAAGAGTGGATTGAAAATTACTTCGTACAAGAAACATTTTATGCTGCTGCATACTATGAACTCACGGGTAAGGTAGTTAAAAAACTTATCACATTAATGGTTACTCCTAGCGGAGAAGTGAAAGTATTTGACAAAAGAAACAAAGGGGATTATATTAAACTATTAGTTCGTTATATTAAAGAATTTGTACATCACAATACTGGGTCAAATGGAGAATGAGTTAGAGAAAGTACTAGAAAGTAAATTTTTCTGCCCTTCTCGGTTTGCACAGGAGATCGAATCTTTGGTGCAAACAAATGAGGATATGAACTATATTGATGCGATTATTCACTTCTGTGAGAAGAATAACATTGACATTGAATCTGTTCCTAAGTTAATTTCAAAACCACTGAAGGAAAAGATTAAGTATGAAGCAATGGAACTTAACTTTCTAAAGAAAACTTCCCGCGCAAAATTGATTTTTTGAATGATGCCAGTAGATGCTTACAGGCAATATCTTGCCTTAAAGAATCACTTTACTAAGGATAGTTATGACTATCATAAGTATTGTGGTAAAAGTCGTGCTACAGTGCAATCTTTCTACAAACGGAAGGACAGATTCTGGTTCGAGAAGATTGCAAGACAAAAGACAGATCAAGAAGTTATTGAATTCTTTGTATCAAACTTTATCACCTGCACTGATCCAAGTAAGCTTTGGATAGGAGAAATGATACGCGAGGGTGAAAGTAGATACGAACAATGGAAGAAAAGAAATCAATCACTTTCTTATGTCTTCAAAGAAGAAACTCAAAGTTTATTTGAGAATAAAAAAGTCGATGATGTATTTGACTGTTCTAAAGGTCATCCAGTAATTCTTAAAAGTTTCCTGAGTGGTAAAATTAGCCCTGAAACAATGGTGATTTACGATAAGATTTTCCTGTTTGGTAAACATTTTGACAAGAAACTCCAAGATCCAGTGTGGGAAACCGTCAGCAAAAAGATCAAAAAGTACAGTCCATTCCTAAATATTGATGTACTTAAATATCGTAAAATATTAAAAGAAGTTGTTTTGGGAGATCAATGAGTTTCTTTAATTCCGAAGTCGTCCGTGCAGAGATGACTGAAATATCCGAAATGCAAGAGGAAATATACAAAAATGTATTTGAGTTTTCTCGCATGAGTAAAGAAGAAAAACTTCATCATGTTAATCTTTTAGATAAACTTCTAGATAAACAAAAGGTGCTATATACTCGTTTGAGTTTATCTGATGATCCTGAAGCTCAGGAAATGAAAAATCGTATTGCTGAGTCAGCATCACTAATGGGTCTTCCTGCAAATGTTGATATGAATGTGATCTTCAACAATATGAGCAAGATGCTGGAAGCAATGCGCGAAAGGATTGACGAAACGGGTTCAGACCTGTAGAATAACGAAGTACACAAAGGCCAAATCCGTACAACACGAGGTAATCCGAATGTCTTTTAACGACCTTAAAAAGCAATCTTCTCTTGGTTCGCTGACTGCGAAACTAGTAAAAGAAGTAGAGAAGATGAGTACAACTTCTGGGGGTGCTGATGAGCGTCTCTGGAAACCTGAAATGGATAAGACTGGCAATGGTTTTGCAGTTATCCGTTTCCTTCCTGCACCAGAAGGTGAAGAGATTCCCTGGGCAAAACTTTATACTCATGCCTTCCAGGGCCCTGGTGGTTGGTATATTGAAAACTCTCTGACTACTCTTGGTCAGAAAGATCCTGTTTCTGAATACAATCGTGAACTCTGGAACAGTGGTCATGATGCAGATAAAGAAACTGTTCGTAAACAGAAGCGTAAACTGTCTTACTACAGCAACATCTATGTTGTAAAAGATCCTGCTAATCCTGCAAACGAAGGTAAAGTCTTCCTCTTCAAGTATGGTAAGAAGATCTTTGACAAGATCATGGAAGCAATGCAACCTGAGTTTGAAGATGAAACTCCTATCAATCCTTTTGACTTCTGGCAGGGTGCTAATTTCAAACTCAAAATCGTAAAGAAAGATGGGTATTGGAACTATGACAAGTCAGAATTTGACCGCGTTGCACCACTCCTGGATGATGATGATGCTCTTGAAGCCCTCTGGAAGAAGCAATACTCGCTCGCAGCAGTAACTGCTCCTGATCAGTTCAAGTCCTATGAAGATCTTGAGAAGCGTCTCAAGTATGTTTTGGGTCAAAAGAGTGCTCGCGCTGCAATTCAAGAACAAGAAGATGAGTATGAGTCTTATGCTCAAACTCCTTCTAAAGAAGAAAGTGTGATTGCTGAACTGGAACAATCCTTTGCTCGCTCTAAGTCACCTTCTCTTCCTGTGGTAAACAAGGAAACTGATGAAGATGAGGATGATGCGTTGTCGTATTTTTCTCGCCTTGCAAATGACTAAATAACAATACCTGTAAGTCGCATTATGGGTGGAAGAGGTGCCTTCGGGTGCCTTTTCTTGTATAAATAGTATTGCGACTTACAGAGTAGAACTATGGAACTCAAAGAGTATCATTATGTCTATTATTCCTATGAGGAATATGGTAGAGGATATTTTGGTAGTAGAACTTGCAAGTGTCTTCCAGAAGAGGATATAAAGTATTTTGGTTCATTCAAAGATAAAAGTTTTAAACCAACTCAAAAGATAATCTTAAAAGATGACTATACCACAAGAGAAGAGGCATATGTCGATGAGATTGTTTTGCAAGAGTATTATGAGGTAGTTGAAAATCCACACTTTGCAAACAGAGCATATCAAACTTCTACTGGATTTAGTAGAAAAGGCGCAACTCCTCATAATAGAGGAAGTAAAATGTCTGAAGAACAAAGAAAAAAATTGAGTTATTCTTGTAAAGGAAGAACACTATCCAAAGAGACCAAAGAAAAAATAAGTAAAAGTTCTAAAGGAAGAAAACTATCGGAAGAACATAAAAGAAAAATTAGCGAATCTAATAAAGAAAAGTCTAGACAAACAAAGGAAGGTTTGGAAAGGCTTAAAAAAATGCAACAGGAAAGAAAAGGAAAACCTGGAAAAAAACACTCAGAAGAAACGAAGAAAAAAATAAGTGAAGCAACTAAAGGAAGAA